TATTCGGCCTCCTGAGCCGGTGGGGGTTACTTCTTCTGGTCTAGTGCCCAGTTCTCTGCCTGTACTGCTTCGCTGTGTGGCATTGCTGTGTCCTCCGTGCCGCGCTCCGCCGCGGGCGGCCGGGAACGCGGTCGAGGCGGTTCATCGCGTTACTCCTGATCCGCCGTGATTGCGAGCAGCGATTCGCCGCAGTCCCAGACCACGATCTCTTCCTCGCGCTCCGGCTTGGCAGGAACGACGACCGTCTTCTCTGGCTCTGCGGGGACGATCTTCGTGCCGACGACCTTCTTCTCGCAGATGGAGTTGCGGGGGTTATAGGTGTAAAGTTTCCGCCCGCTGGGGAAGGTCTTGACGATCTCGAACGTGTCATTGGTGTACTTCTTCTCGGCTTTACCGAACGCGCGCAAAGTCAGCGCCAGTTCAGCTTTCGACAATCCGAAGATTCTAAATTCGGAGAGTGGGCCATCATACGGCAGTTTGACTTCGGGATGCGCGTCGTAGAAGTCGGCGATCTCGCGCAAACCCTGCGAGTAGAGTTGCTGTTCGGTTGGCTTGGTAGATTCGGCGTTCTCAACTTCAGGATCGATTGCGGAGTCTGCGGACATTGTGGATACCCTCGTGGGTGGATTTGAACGGCTGCTACACTCATAACGCTACGCCTACTTCGTCGCGTTGTAAACGGAAATCTGCGCGCAATCGACGCGGAAGGTAACGTAACCAAATAATAAACGTTACCAGTCTATAGCTACCAGTAACGTGCGCCCGCGCAGATTTTGCTAGATTTCCGCAGGCCGGCGGCGTATACTGCACCTCTACCGCCAAGGTGGCCTCCCGGGCCTGCAGCCCAGGTTGTAAGCGCGAGACAGGCAGGGCTTGGTTCTCTCCAGTCCCCGGCCCCGCCCCCGCGCACGACTGGAGCGTATGTGAGCAAACTCCCGGCTATTCAGTTTTACCCCGCCGATTGGCGAAAAGACCTCGGTGTGCAGTCGCTTTCCTTCCACGATCGCGGTATTTGGTTTGAGATTTTGATGCTGATGCACGAGTCCGAAGTGCGCGGTAAACTCCTGCTCGGCGGGCGGGCGATGACGGACGAAATGCTCGCAACCGTTCTAAGAATTGATCTTACGGAACTCCGATGTACCCTCGATGTATTGGTTACACGCGGGGTTACAGAGCGCGAAAAGCGTACTGGCGCACTGATAAATCGCCGCATGATTCGCGACGAGATCGAGCGCGCAAAGAACCGCCAGAAGATCAGAGGTTGGCGTAAAGCTAAGAAACTAAAAGAAGAGTGTAACCATAATGTAACCCCTCCTGTAACCGCGATGTTACCTCTGTCTTCATCTTCATCTTCAATTACAACTACAAAGACAACTACAAAGACAACTACGCCGCTAACGCGGCGCGGCTCTCGTATCCCGGCTGATTTCACCGTTACGGAAGCGCATCGGAACTTCGCGCGGGAAGGTAGTTTTATCGACCCCGATCTTGTAATCGACGAGTTCCGCGATTACTGGTCGGCAGTCCCAGGATCGCGCGGAGTAAAGCTCGATTGGGACGCTACGTTTCGCAACAGAATACGCGAGAAAATAAAACCACACGGAGGCGCCAATGGAAACGGAACTTTCAAGGGAAAATCGGGGCAAAGCCTTGACGCAGCACGGCGAGTCATCCAAGAAATCGAAGATAGTCGCTCTCCTGGCAATTCTCGGAGTGCGCCGGCAAGCGAAGCTGGACGACGAGGATTACAAAGTCTTCGCCTCGGACCTTGAGGAATACGAACTCGCCGACATCGAAGCCGGCCTATCACAAATCGGCAAGCGCCCGCGCGACGAAGGTGAAACAGCATTCCCATCGCTCGGTACAATGCTCTCGGCTATCAAACTCGCGCGACGTCAACGATGCGACCGCGAAAGCGAAGAATACCGGCGACGCCAGGACGAAGAAGACGCAGCGAAGGTGCGCGCTGAAAGAGCGGCGGGAGTATGGAAGAAAACCGACGAGGAAATCGCCAAAGCCGCGCAAAAGATAAGCATATGACACAAAACACTACACTTATACAATTTTCAACAAAAACGCTTTACACGCACAACGATTCGCGCTAATGTATAACCGTAGGATTGCAAAAAAACCAAGCTCCCTTCCGCATCACTCCGTAGCCCCGGTCAAACTCCCGGCCAAAGAGCGAGATGGATTGCGGAGGCGTAGTGCGCTCTAACGAGATTCGCATGGTGGCTTGCTTCTACGCGGCGCAGTCGCAACGGGGCCAGGCGGCGGCGTTCATTACCGAGGCGACGGCGCGGGAGTTAGTCGAGGCCGGTGAGGGACACTGGTCGCGCAACGGCAAGCACTTGATCTTCAAAGGCACGCGGGCGGAGATGGCGCGGCCCGCGGAAAGTTTGACGATGGGACCGGCGGTGATGGAAGGATTCGCGGCGGGCGTTGCGCGGTACGTCGCGCTGGTGAGCGCATGGCATACTTCATTCGCAATCTCATCTTCGCGGTCTTTGGCTGCGGCCTGATCGCTCTAATGTTGCGACCGCGCAGACCGAAGGAGTAGCACGATGCGACAGCTCACTATCGACGAGTGGCGCGCGGTCATCATCGCCAGATGGCAGGTATACGGCAACGGTAGGCCACTCGATCCGCGTACTGTTGAGTATTTGGCGTCCGAGTTTGCCGCGCCGCTCATGATTGGTCCGAAGAGTTTTCCTGTCGAGCCGAGGGTATACGAATGCTGATGCCGACGACAAACCCGATGCAGTTCAAGGTAGCGCCCGGCACGCCGCCGCCGCAAGGAATTCCGCACTACCCGCCGGCACAGTATCCGCCGACGCAACAGAAGCGATAACGGAGGCAATCATGGCAGATCCAAATCCGAACTTCCTCGCCGACCTCTTCGCCAGTTTGCTGGAGCGCGTCTTCGGCAGCAAGGTAACGACCATCGCCGGCATCCTCGTTGGCGTTGGCGGCTCGATTGCCGCATTCTCGCAGGTCATCCCACCGAAGTATCAAACGCAGGCCGCCGCCGCCGCATCGCTCGTTGGCGCTGTTGCGCTCGCACTCTCGCACGACACAAAACAGGCATAATTTGGAGGTTGTCATGCTGTTGGAGATTATCCAAGCTATCACATGGATTGGTAAGGGCGTCGTCTCGATCAAAGACTGGATCGAGCAGAAGATCAAGCTGATCGACGCAACCGAGCAGGCCGTCAAGGACGACTTCCCGAAAGTGATCCAAGTGATCGACGATGCTGAGCAGTTGGCGAAGGTGACGATGGGAACGGTCGGCGCGGACCTCGATGCGCTGCGCGTTCTTTGCGCTGCCATGGAAGCCGCCGCAGCGGGCGGGAGTATTCCGACCGAGGCCATCGAGGTTGCGACTAATCCGGCAGTCCAGGCCGCTGCGCTTGCCGTTGCTCAGATCATCTTCGCCGGCAAAACATACACGCCGATCTTCGCCGCGCTCGGTACGTTGCTTGCCGACGTAGATGCGTGCGGCGTAGCGGTTGAGGCGTCGCTTAAAACCATCGAAGCTGACGCCTAACAAGTTCCCGCGCGGCGCTCTAGCCGCCCTATCGCGTCTCGTCTCGTTAGACGACGCCTCACAACAGACGCCTATCGGCGCGCGGGCAGTTCTCACGGAGTAAACGCAATGCCGAAGCTACAGCGCGACGTAACCGACGAGATCATCGAGGAACTCGGCTCGGTCGGTCTGACGATCGAAGAGATCGCGTCGTGCCTTCATGCGTCGAACAGCACGATCTTGGCGCACAAAGAAGCCTACGAGCGCGGGAAGAACCATCTGCGCCAATCGCTGCGCCGCCGCCAGGTGGAGATTGCCCTCGGTGTGGATAAGAAACTCGCGCTGACGATGCTGATCTGGCTCGGCAAGCAGTATCTCGGCCAAGCCGATAAGAACGAGATGGGCGGCATGGACGGCAAGCCGATCCCAGTCGAGGTGACGGATGCTCGAAGTAAGCTCGCCGCCAAACTTAGCGAACGTCGTACACAACCTGCCGCCAAAGGAGCGGACGAAGCTCCTCAATAAACTTAGCGACGTGGAGTCGCACCAGCTGCTCTACGATTGGGAGTTTTGGGCGCGCCCGAACCAGTTGGAGCCGGGCGGATATTGGGTCAACTGGCTCATCCTCGCAGGTCGCGGTTATGGCAAGACGCGGTGCGGGGCCGAACAGTGCCGCCGATGGATCAAACGCAGTTTCAACTACGTCAACTTCATCGCGGCAACGGCGGACGATCTACGCGACATTATGATCGAGGGCGAGTCGGGCATTCTCGCCGTTACGCCGTATGACGAGCGCCCACGGTATCTCGCATATAAGCGCCAGTTGGTTTGGCCGAACGGCGCAATCTCGCTGCTCTTCAGTGCCGAGGAGCCGGACCGCTTGCGCGGCAAGCAACACCAGAAGCTCTGGGCCGATGAGATCGCTTCGTGGCAGTACGCCGAAGAAGCATGGGACCAGGCGATGTTCGGGCTGCGGATCGGAGATAACCCGCAGGCGGTCGTAACGACGACGCCACGGCCCACGAAACAAGTCCGCGCTCTGATCGCCGATCCGAACACGGTTGTCACGCGCGGCACGACCTACGAGAACCGAGAGAACCTCGCTGACGCGTTCTACTCGAAGATCATCAAGAAGTACGAGGGCAGCAGGCTGGGCCGGCAGGAATTGCTCGCCGAAGTATTGGACGACAATCCTGGCGCACTCTTTCGGCTGGAGGACATCGAAGGCGCGCGCGTACAGAAGTTGCCGCCGCTGACGCGCATCGTTGTGGCGATGGACCCGGCAACGACTTCGACGGAAGAGAGCGATGAGTGGGGCATTATCGCCGCCGGCCAAGATGGGCGCGATCCGGCGCACTTCTACATCCTCGCCGATGAGAGCGCAATCTATACGCCTGATGAAGCGGCGAAGGCTGGAGTAAGGCTCTACCATCGGTTAGGCGCGGATCGGATCGTTGGTGAAGCGAATAACGGCGGCGACATGATCGAAACGATCTTGCGCTACCAGGATGCGAACATTGCGTACAAGAAGATTACGGCCTCGCGCGGCAAAGCAGTACGGGCGGAGCCGATCTCGGCACTCTACGAACAGCGGCGCGTACACCATCACGGCCAGTTTGCGAAGCTCGAAGATCAACTGACGCAGTGGAATCCGCTGACGGACGACGATTCGCCGGACCGCCTCGATGCCGATGTTTGGGCGCTGACGGAGCTGGCAAGCGGCGCGGACAGTTTCCAATCGTATGTGCGCGCCGAGGTTGGCGCGATGGCGCGTGAGCGGCTTATCCCGCCGATGGCCGCAGCGGTCAACGTGGACGGATCGCGGCGCGATAGATGCCAATGCGGATCGGTTGCGTTCGTCGGCGAGAGGTGTTTCAAGTGCGGCGCAGCGAGGGCGAAGGATGAATGACGCGCAGAATGCGCAGAGTAACGCACTGACGACCTCGACCGACGTTACGGAGTGCCCTGGCTGCGGCAATCAGTTCGTCGTGCGCTATACGATCAACCAGCGCGGTTGTAACGACTGCGGGCTGACGTGGACCGTAGTAACGGCGGAAGACGAGGCGGAGTCGAAGGAGCGCGAACGTCCACGCGAACGCATTACAGCGGACGAGGACATGATTGGCGCCGAGCGCATCCGGCATATCGGGAGGCATCAGCAGCGATGGTGAAGACGGGCGAATTGCGAAAGCCGATGGGCGCCGGGAAGTTGCAAAAGCTGGTCGTCAAGCCGGTAACAGTTGTAAATAGCAGTGCGCCCTCGGCGGTTCACGAAGAGTTAGGGGCGAAGCGGTGATCCGGTTGCTGCGCTGGTTTGTCTCGGTGCTGTTGCGCTGGTTTCCGTTTCTCTCTGCGGACTATCGTGATCGCCGACGGCGGCGTATCAATCCGCGCCAGCAATGCCCGGCGTGCGGCGCTATCGAGCGCCAGAACGTACGGTGGGATCCCGAGCAGAAGGTTGTGTTGGTCGTCTGTGTTGTGTGCGATGCGGCCTGGGGATTTGATCCAGTCGTCAGGGTTGAGAAGTGGCAGCAGCCGAAGACGGAGGAACGCTGATGGCCGGGTTACTGAAGCAAGCCGCCGATGCATTAGCGCCAATCTTCCGGCCCGCCGGCGCAACGATCAATGGCATCAATACGGGCGACTTCGCCAGCCCGCAGCAGCCAATCCGCCCGATCATGCCGCCGGGCGTTGGCATCCGGCAGTGGGACCTCACGCCTGGGCTGAACCTACAGTTTTCGCCGCGCGGCGATACGGCGGTCAACTTCGCGCAACTGCGTAACGTTGCAAACTCGTTCGATATTTGCCGCCTGATGATCGAGACGCGCAAAGACCAGATCATCAATCGCCCGTGGTCGATCCGCGTCAAGGCCATCGAGGGCGAGACGAATAAACAGCGCATACAGCGCGGCGCGAATAACGCGAACGTCAAGCGTGCGACCGATCTACTGAAGCGCCCGGACGGTGTGCGACCGTTTCCGCTCTGGATCAGGATGTGGCTCGATCAGCTGCTCGTCTTCGATGCGCCGTGCATCTATCCGGCGCGCAACGTGCTCGGCGACGTGATGGGGCTACGCATCATCAGCGGCGCAACAATCACGCCGCTAGTCGATGAGCAGGGCTTCATCCCACGGCCGCCGAACCCGGCGTATCAGCAGATCATCCTGGGGTTGCCGTCGTCGAACCTGCTCGCAGTACGCGAGCAGGCAGAGTTTACCGCCGACCAGCTGATCTATTCGCCGCGTAACCCGCGCTGTGATAGCCGGTGGGGGTTTGGGCCGGTCGAGCAGATCATCAACACGCTGCAAATCGCCGCGAACTGGCAGCAGTCCGTCAAGCTCGGATTCACATCGGGCAACGTGCCGGAAGGCTTAATGCCGATGCCTGATTCGTGGACGATGCAGCAGATCAAGGATTTTCAAAACTGGTTTGATGGGCTGCTTGCCGGCAACCTGGCGAAGAAGCGGCGCATGATCGCTGTGCCGGACTCGAAGCGCCCGGCACAGTTCTCGAAAGAGAAGATTCTGATTGATCCGACGATCAACGAGTATCTGATCCGCGTCGTTGCATTCGCGTTCTCCGTTACGCCGCAGAACTTAATCAAACAGATCAACCGTGCGACGGCGAAGGAATCGTCGGACGTTGCTCAGATCGAAGGGTTGGAGCCGTACCTGAAGCATATCGAGACGACGATCAATCTCGACATGCTCGAAGGCGTATTCGGCATCACGGACGTAGAGTTCGCGTATGAAGACGAGCGCGAGATGGACCCGGTCAAGCAGGCCCAGGCCGACGATATTGCACTCAAGAATGCATCGAAGACTGTCAATCAGGTTTGTATGGCGCGGGGCGATGATCCGTTTCCAGATCCGGCTTTTGACGTTCCGCACGTCTATACTCCAACCGGAGCGATTCCGTTCGGCCAAACTAGCTCGCCCGCTGCTCCGGGGGCGGAAGGCGAGGGGAACGAAAACCCGCC